GTCACCTACCATTATTCTAATCATAGATGCTGAGTCTTCAGATATATCATCATCGATTAATGAACATAGGCTAACAAATGCCGCCTCTACATTACCTAGACGTACCTTAGTTTCGCTGAGTTCAGCCTTAGTTTCATAGAGTTCTCGAATCATTTTAACCTGAGCACTCATTATTACATCAACCGAGTTTTCTAGTTCTTTAATCATCTTTGAGTTTTTCATTGTGTTTTCTCCATCAAGTAGTTATAAAGTTTAATAGTTATGTTAACATCTTGGATACAATATTCTCCCATCTCGCTAGTATATCGTGTCCAATCTGTGTGGTCTCCCTTTGGAAAGTTAAAGGTTTGACCCCACGCTTCGAGACTATGGGACTGTCTCTTTCTGCATAGTAACCTAGATAATATCAGTGTGTCAACTATTTTCGCACCTTGTTTTGGTGCATACCTATAAAGTTTCTTAATCACTGGTAAATCATAGCCTATTATGTTGTGTCCAACAATGATATCAGCTTGCATCATCATTGCTATATCTTCCTTGATATCCTCTGTTCCAATGGATAACAATGTTTCAGAGCCTTCTTCTCCATTGTGAGAACCAACGCACCAGATTTGGGTAACCTCGTCTAGTAGACCATCGGTCTCTAAATCAAAGATTGCGGTGGTACTCATACTGGGATAACCTCTGTCCATGCCGCAAAGTGATATCGTTTTCCATCCTGACCGACAGCCCAAGAATACATACCGTCTATACTGCCTAGTTTATATTCTTGGGAGTCATCGGTATCAAGTAGTTTAAACTTAGTTTCTCTGTCTAGCTCAAATAATTTCATTGTCCTCTCCTTTGGTCATCATTGGTCTAACATCATACAACGGACAACCATTCGCTGTACAGGTTTCTGTTTGGTATCTCCAAGTTCCGTTACCTTTACGTGAATCATATATGCAATGCTTACACATAGCGTTGATTGCTTTTCTTAAACTTGGTCTCTTCTTCTTCGTCATAGTAGTCGTCATAGTAGTGCCCATCAGAATAACCTCGTTGTTTCTTCATCTTCGAATTTCTCAAGGTATCGACCAGTATTGTGGTCATAGAATAGCTTAATGGTCTTTCCTGTAGCCAATCCTGTGTACCTATCTTTCAATACCCTGAATGTAGTGGTGTTTCTTTCATCTTCATCTTCTGCTTGTTGATTACGTTCATACGCAAATATGTAGTTACTCCAGAACCCAATAGTTCTAGACCCTCTGAAGTTAGCAACAGTAACCCTTCCGCCTTCTTCATGGGGTTTTCCATTGGGTGTATTCAGGTGAGATATATAGTAGAAAGTGAAGTCTAGTTCTTCAGCTAGACCAGACATCTCCGACATAATCTTAGACAACTCTGAGTTAACATCAGCAACATCAGATACCAATGCTGTTAGGTTGTCTAGGAATATATCTTTGATTCCCATTACCACAACGTAGTACCTTATATACTCTTTGATACTATCCCAATCCTTAGTACCTTGATGATTATACATGAAGCAAGTATCCTTGATAGGTTCCATTGCTAATTCTAGTTCCTGAGTAGTCCATCCTGAATCTGGTACATGGAAACGTTTATTCGCGTGTTTTCCTGCTATTACTTTGGCTGTCTGTGCAGGTTCCTCTTCAAGAAAGAACAAGGCAACTGGGAGTTTATGCTCAAAGAGTAACCAATGTATTAACTCTTTAAATCCCTCCGTTTTACCACAGCCTGTCCCTGCACCGAATCCAAGTAGTTCCTTGCGTCTAATGCCATAGGTTAAGTCAGTGATTGTTTGCCATGGATAACTTAGACCACGTTCCACTGGTTGTATAGCTTTGTCCCATACATCAGCAACGGATACAATACCATCAGGTCGTCTAACCTTAGCCTTGAATACCACTGCCTCGAATAGTTCATGGTCTTTACCACGTAATATCATATCATTGGCATCTTTCTCGGATATTATAGCAACCTTAGCCTCTGGTAATATACGTAAGGCATCACTCAAAGCTTTATCCCCTGCTTGGTCTTTATCAAAGCATAAGATTACTTCATCAAATCTATTTATGTAATCCATAGCGGCATGAAGCTGATTGCTTACGCTAGACGAACCATTAGACAATGAGCACACTGCTCGTAGGTTCCTGTACTTCTCCGGGGAGTTATCATATATTGCTTGGTAGACAGACAATGCATCTTCTTCCCCCTCTGTAATAATCAATGCTTTACCACCAGTAAATACATGACTACCCCATAGGTCTGAATCTTTGCAGTCACCCACACAACTGAATGTCTTAGGCATTATCCTAGACTTGTACCCTGTTAGGTGTCCTTGTCTATATCTTGGGTAATATATATCTGTAACTGTCTTGCCATCTTCGGTAGACACTGCGGTCTTTACTCCGAATTTATCTCGTATTGAACCTCGTATACCCCTAGCTTTAAAGCTTGGGAGTGTTTCTATTTCATTGATACCTAGTTTCACTTCTGTGGACTCCTTAGATTTTCCTGTCTCTTTGTAATCACATCGGTTACAGAATGCACCACCATCCTCGAACCTGATTAGGTGATTGCCTGTCTTATCCTTGCCCTCTGCTCTACACCGTGGACAAGCCTCGTCTCCAACAATTCTACTCATCGCATAATTCCTCTATTTTTCTGTCTACCACAATAATGCTATACCCCATGTATGCACCAATGGTATGGATTAATTGTTGGTACATCGGACTATGTCTATCTCTAGCCTCGATAGCTACCTTAGCCATACGACTAAGGTGCTCTTTTGAGTATCTAGTCATTAGTAAACTCTAGACGTGTACATACCTTTGCTTTCTTGGAACGTAACCATAGCTCTATAAGGTTTTGTTCTTTGTAGCCATCGGTATACGTTTTAGCAGTGAATAACTCTTTGCGTAATATAGAATCATGTGGTAATTCTTCACGGCATAAGAGCATTACCCATATCCCCACGATTATCCAACCACATGATAATGTTAGGACAAGAACCAGATTATATATATCTAAGAAGAACGATAGATATATCAAGGCTGGTAAGCAGGTAACTAAAGACAGGGCGAATATACATAGTAATGTAATGAATGATAAACCTTTGATTACCTGCTTAACATATCCGCAGATATCTCTAGCTATCTCATGCTCCCATGTTACCACCAAGTCATTGATGAGTTGATAGTGCCATGATTTCTTATTGATTTTCATAGGGTGTTACTCCTGTATTAATGTGATTGCTGAACCCTCTGGCAATGGCTTAACTCTAGCCCCACGACATGACTCTGTTATACTCCACGTATGAACCGGGTTAGTCAATGAGACGATTATGTCATCATATACTCTGATAACTATGTGACCTTTATTACCACCTGATATATTACCGGCTATTCCTGCTGTAACTTCATAAAGTCTATGCATTTCCATATCCCTCATATACATGGTGTCACCTGATGTTGTTTTATTCACTACTATATCCATAATGTAATACTCCTGTTTGTTTAAGTCAATGCAAGTTAACATGAGCTACGTTAATCTGCAAGTGATATTTATTTTATTTTAAGCTGAACTAATTTAAATCCCTGTTGTCAAATCCTTTGTATACTTAGTAAAGCTTTGTATCCTTTGATAGTCTCTATAGTATTATAAAGATAGAGTAAAGATAGTGCTAAGCTACTTACTAAGTATATACAAAGGGTAATCTGTCACTATATGCCATCCCCCCGAGATTGCTTTTTAAGCCTAGCTTTAAGAGCATCCAGTTCAGTGATACAGAATACGCGCTCATTAAGCAGTGTCACCTCCCCTTTATATTTACAGGATGTCAGGGATTTAAGACTTGCGTCATAGATTGCCGATTTATAGACAACGAACAAAGCAAAGAAACCCAGTAACCAGAGAAGTGTAAACTTCAATATCTTAGCCCAGTTCATTGAGCACCCCCCGAAACTATACAGTAAACCATAATTAAAGTTAGACAGACACAGATTATGTCTAACACCAGCTGTTGTCGTTTATTTGGCACTCTCATTGATTTACCCCCAATCCAAGTCAGATAACA